CCACGCTTTAGTGGCGGCCAGCAAGTTGTGTAATTTCGTCAACATATTTTCACCTTTCGTCGACATTGTTGGCACTGTGGCGTGTAGGCGTTGCCGCAGCGTTTGCAATCGGCCCAAGTCAGTACATTGGTATCCATTCCGACCGTATCCTTTCCAAGCCTGTGCCGTTCGGGAAGGCTTCGATAACCCAGAACCCAACATGAGCCGCCAGCTTTTTGCCCCGCATAAACTTGGTTTGCGAACAGCCCGTACCGACCTCAAACGCCTGCACGTTCCGGCAATCGAGTTGCACTGATTTGTGGGCGTGGCCGCTAAGTAAAATGTGCGGTTTGTCGCCACCAGATAGCCCCTCAATGAACTTTTGCAGCCGGTACGATAAAGCGTATGAGGCACCGTCCCTGCCATGCCACAGCATGATTTCCAGGCCGTTAACGGTAATGGTCGCTTCGTCTTGTCCAAGGTGCGTGAAGTGCGGCACCATCTTTTCGATCTGCTTGCCGCTGATAAGGCCGATGTTGCCCTTCTCTTGGTACCAAGCGTCGTGGTTGCCGTCGATGGCCTTGACAGGGCATGGCGCTTGGTTGAGATAGGAGCAAGCGAGATCCACTTGTGCATCGAACCCAACAGCGTCAAGCTCGTAAATATGCCCCGGTCTGCCGCTCATGCCTTCCAGAATGTCGCCAGCGTGAAGGATGCAAGACACGTTTTCCGATGCCGCCATGTCGCACAGCCTCCACCAGAAGTCAGGAGAGCTTTTGTTATGTCCCCAATGGGTGTCACCGCAGGCAATGAACTTGACGCTTTCGGTTCCCCACTCGTAATGCTTCGGCTGGCTCTTTTCCGGCTTCTTGAGGCTGCGAAGGATGACTTCGATTTCCGCATCCCGCAGATTGCTGACCTTTTCCAGCAAAGCTCCGCGCTTTACGTCGCCATTCCCGGCAAGCTCCCGGCGCTTTCGACGCAAAAAAAGGCGGGCTTTTTTCTCGCCCACCTTCGCTGCCTTCTTCAATCTGTCGCGGCCTATAGTCGGGTCAGCACGGAAGGCCGCTTCCATGCGCTGTGTGTCTGTCAATTTCCCTCCGTGGGTGCGATTGCACCCTTATAGGGTACGCGGTCTTTGAACTCTTCCTTCTTCGCCCTATTCCACTGAGCTACGGGGCGGTAAAAGCCGCAGACTCTGGACGCTAAGAATAGACCTCAGTTTTTGCATCGCATTTTTTGTGGTCTACCATTGGCATCGCCTCCTTTCAAATACCGCTCATATTTCTTGTAGCGGTCAAAGAGTTGTCGTTCACATTTCCCAAAAACCTTTTCTAGCTGCATGTATGTTGATTTTGTTCTGTTCTTGTATTCGTAAACTTCACGGCATTTCTCTAAATAATTGGTGTTTCTTGTTGCTTTCGCCTTGTCTAGAGTTTTGGCCCATTTTTTTGAATGGCTTCTTGACAATCCTTTGTTCCATGGGCCTGGGTGTCTACCCTTATCAGCCATGTCCTGCATGTTGTCTGAATGAGTACCGAGAAATAAATGGTCTGGGTTAACACAATTTCTTACATCGCATTTGTGACAAACAAACATGCCATCTGATATCTCACCTTTAAACGCAATATAAGAAAGTCGATGTGCGGAAATTCTTTTGTCTTTATGCGTGGTTGAACCATATCCATTTGGAGCGATTGCGCCTTGCCACAGCCAGCAACCATTTTCATCAATAGTTATTTTGCTTTTTAGGCGCTCTTGTGTTTTCCCATAAATTATGGAAACCTTTTTAGGGTCGCCATATTTCTTAAATCTGTATAAATGTTTTGGACAATACCCGTGGGCGTGCGCTTTCCTATCGCATCCGTCAACTTTGCAAATACTCATTGCGTACCCTTCGCGCCCGATATTTAAAAGCGGCGGGATGGTCGGGTTGCCATCTTTTCGGGGATCAGCCTAGCCGCTCCAAATGAAAAAGGCCGCTATCTGCGGCCCTATATGCTATTTATTCGGCTATATACCTCCGTTTTTGCATCACACTTTTCCATCAATACAGCCACGCCACTTGCTGGTCTTTGTCTTCGTCACAATCAACGTGGATAAAATCACGCCCGATGCCGATACGCGTAAAGCCTGCTGCGATAAGTGCCGCCAAAACCATAAACCTGTGCCTGCTGCCGATGGTGGAAATGTCCGCAGCAAGGCCCTTAATATGCGATGATGTTGGCTTGGAACCAACTGCCGCATTGTGGCTTGGGCAGCGGTATCCGCTGGTGATTTTAAAGCGCACCCCGGCCATTTCTCGCGCCTCATCCAGTTTGTGCAGGAAAACGCGGTCTACTTTCTCAACTCCGCAGCATCTGCACGAAAACTCGCCTGGTACGAAATGCTCAATCTCGTCCCACAGCCCTTTTTCAAACTTCGGCATGCGTTACCCTCCGATCTTGGACTTGAAACTCGCACCGACGATGAACAGAGCCAAAGCACCAAGCAGCACAAGAGCTATAAACCCGCGACGGATTGCGCTTGTTGACTCGCGGTAAATCTTGAGCAGAGTTCGGATGTCGTGGCGGTCATCTTCGGTAAATGTGCAGTCGTGGTTGATTTGTACCGCGTCGGCAATAGCTTTAATGTCTTCGTCGGTAAGAGTCCGTTTCATTGGCCCACTAAAAAGCCCCGATTGACACCGGGGCAGTTGTTGGTTAAATTTCGAATATGAACACGAGATATGCGATATATTTTTATCTTTGCAGGATTTACGTTTTAACGTTCCTGTTTTTGGTGCTTTTATAGATTAGTCCCATAGGTATTTGTAGCCTAGGCATATAAGGCCTGCACTGAGGTATGTGCTACTGGCCCTTAGGCGTATTTCGGAAGAGGCATCGCAAAGAATTTCCATCTCCATTTGTGATCTTTGGGCGGCCGCAGCGTCACGCGTCATGCGAAGATTGTATGTTTCTGAGGTTGGTGCCGTGTCTGTTTGTCTCGTCTCTGTAACCAACCCGAAAAGGTCGCCAGAGCCAACCGAACAGGTTAGGGGTAAAGAAACCCTTGCTCGAGAACCTGGAGGTGCGGTCAGCCTCACTGTTTCCGCATTGGTGGGAACCGCCGTTCGCGTTCTTTCTTTTTTCGGCGTGTCCCAAACAATTTTGCCATCGCTGTCTGAAAAAAATGGTACGATATTCCCGGCCCCGTCATTAAGCACCCACCCTATCTGCCTGTATAGCGAATATGAAGACGCATCGGAAAGCAGGTTTGTTGCAGAAGCATCCGAATCGAACCCAGCATCGATCAAGGACAAATCTGACGAAGCGATTAAAAACACCCTGTACCATTCGGGCTCGGTGCGCGTGAAGACGGCAGTACCATCCGACACGGTGGGATTTGATGTTGCGTACCCTGACGGCTGCGAAGAACCGGAAGTTCCAGCGGTGGTGCACTCCCACCACCAAGGTGAAGAAGTTACTTTAATCAAATCGCCAAGGCTGTAAGCCGTGGAATTTGCCCTTGACTCAACGGATGTTTCAAGCGTCAGGCCCGATGGAAACCCGCCAGCGTCCGTTCCTTCGGACCATGCTGCGTCAATCTGTTTTGTCAAGCCGGTCGCTAAAGTTATAATCGCCTGGTTTGTGCTGTCACGGCATGCGCCCGCAGATATGTCTATATCGTGGGATGCGTCGGTCCCGTTCGCAATATTTAATCCATAGTGTGATGCGCCAAGCATTACGCTTGCTGCGTTTAGGCTTGCAGGAGTTACAGCTGCGGCAGTGTCTTCCCCTGCTTGTGTATCCGCGTCGGTAGCGAACCTCATCACCCCTTTAAGGACGCTTGTCGCATCGGCGTCGATCTTTTCCAAAGTCACTGCGCCTTTGGCAAGTTTCTCCGTTACAATTGAGCCGTTTTCAACTATGGTATATTGTGGCGTTTCGTTTGTCACAGCATCCCCGGTTTCGTTCCACCCGAGGACTTTCCCCGCCTCGGGATGCGGCAGGTCGGTACTCGCTCCGGAAGTATCGGAATCGGGGAGCTTAAACGACACGCCGACTTGTCGGGACAGTTGTTGTATCTGCATAACGATCCGGTCAAGCTCTTGTTCCAGCGTGTCCGGCCTGAACCCGTCGCCCTGGATTAAGTCAAGCCGTTGCGTGTAATCAACGTTCCGCACGACAATCAATTTCCCGTCGCTGTATGTTGCAACCGTAGTAAGCTCACCGCCACTTTCACTGCCCGCTCCCGTTAGGGTATAATCGGTTGTGAGCGTCAGAGGATATGAAATGTCACCGGCTGCATCTTCACGATAGACCGTCAAATCTGAGTCTTGGAGGAAATAAAAAGGGACGGTATAAACCGTCCCACCTGTGCAAACGAAAATTTGCTTGCTTGTCTCGTTGGATAGTGCCATCACTCACCTTTTCTTTTTGGCAAGAATATGTTTGCCGCCGTCCCGTTGCCTTCTTCTATCTGGTCATAACCTTTTTTCATGCGTCGGTATACTTGGGAGACGGGGACACCAGAAGCAAAGCTTACGGCCTCCGCAAGCCCAAACATAACCTTTCTTGCATCGTCAGCGGTCGGGTCTGTAAGCAGATTGGCCGTGCTCCTCCCCGTTCGGCCAACAATGTTGACGAGCTCAAGTGCCGGGGTACTAACAATATCACCGTACCCGCGCCCCATGGCGTACTCAACCAAGTCGCGTACAATGGGAAGGCCCTGGACACTGCTTCCAATAACTTCTTTTGCAATCTCTTCAGGTTCTGGAGGTTCTCCAGTCCGCAACATGGCTAAAAAGATGATGGGTACAAGGGGTTGCGCCACCCCCGTTAAAAAGTTATGGAACAAAAACTCATGCAGAGACATTTTACCGGCGCGCCATGCACCCCAAGTAGCTCTTTGCAGATTACCAAAATTGCCAGCGAAGCCAAAAAATGGAGTAAACAGCCTTCCGATAGCCGACAACCCCTCGGTAGAGCGTTGCAGGTGCGACAAGTCCAGCGCATTGCCTGACGGCTGGATTTCTTTGATCTTCGTATCGGCATAATCAACGGCTTGCTCCACGTCGCCGTCAAACTTGTCAAGCCCATCCCGATACGACCCAAGCCATGTTGGGAGGAAGGACACGGAGTCAGCCGCGACAATCCCAGCATAGCCAACAGCCATAATATCTTCACGGCTCATGCCGAAGAATTTCTTTTCCGGCTTGAACTTCATCATCTGACGCCGGAAATCGTTATCATATGCCATATACCGTGACCGCATATATGGCGACAATTTCATGATATTGTCAAAAGCTTCTTTCGGTCCTTTGATAAATTGTCCGTACCCGCGCAGCATGGTCGGGAGTCCTACCCTGGCCTGCGCCTGGAAAAACCCGCCAAAGTTTTTCATGGCGGTAACAATATTCCATCCCATATAAAATGCGGAACTGCGCTTCATAGCCCATTGAATGGTTTTTTCCCAGCGTGTCCCGACCATGCCGTCTGGCCTGATCATGTGCTTCAAGCTTGGCCGGATCATCTTGTAAAGCTCCGGCCCTAATACACGGATGGCTTCGGATTGATACGTCTTGTTCCTCGTTACTCGGTCAACATCCCTAACAATAGGCGCAAGATGGATATATCTCAGGGTGTCGCTCAAGTGTTCACTCAACACCGACATGGAGAGTTTTATAGGAAGCTTAGACCCGGTTGCGGTGCGCTTCTTGGTAAACCCAGACTTGGCCGAAGGGGTTTGCAGAACGGCTTCCTGTCGTGAGGACAAGTCGCTCATTTCGTCCCACATGGCTGCAAGCATAGACAGACTCCCATCGTATCGAATGGGGAAATACCCACCGCTAATCTCAATGGGGCCGCCGTCTTTTGTTTGCACGGTAATCGGTTTTGCCTCAACTTTTTTCAGCCGGAAATGATTAAGCTTCAAATGTACCGCGTCAACTTGCGGGTAGAGAGCGTTGATGCTGTCCCAAATGCCCTGCACAGCCCTCCAATCTTTTTGAGAAAGAAATTTTGTAAGCTCCTTGAACTGTTCAACGGCCATGGGTGTGCCATTAACCGTAAAACCTGCGGACATACGTTGCAGGTTGTCTGCGTTGCCCATGTTTAGGGCTACCATGATAATATGCTCAAAGGTCCAATGTCGGTTATCCGGCTTGAAACAGTCCGGCACAGGAACGTCGGTTTTAACCTCCTTTCCGTGATCCTTCCATGACGTAATCAGTTGTTCGAGGTGCGGTGTTATCTTGCCGCCGACCTCTTCCATGGCGGCATAGAAATTATCCAGCCCCTTGGCGAGAGGTGCCCATAACTGGCGTTCGTTGATGCCTGCCTTGCCTTTTTTACTGACATTTGACCAGCCGTCCATCTGCCGAAACAGCCACAAGGGTATACGTATCCCCGCAAAGTACGATTCTTCCACATCTTGCAGCTTGCGCCGTAGGCTGTCGTGCTTTGCCAACTTCTTGCCCTTCATCTTGGCTGCTTCCTGTACGGCTTCGGCTGCAAGGTCGGCAATGGCTGTTTTCTCGTCTGAGAGTAGAGCTTTTTTGACTTCGCGACCACGCCCGACGAGGAATTTCAACAGGTCGTCCAGTTCCTGGATTTCGCCCCATGTCATTTCCGATGTGGCGCGAGTGTCGTTGTGCAGCCAATCGGAGAATACCGGAACACCCAGGGCGGTTATGTCGTCAAGATTGCCTGTTATACCGCTTAAAAACTCGCCAAGCTGTGGCGTGCCTTCGTCAACATTGAGCCTACGTGACACCATCTGGTTGCGGAGTAAAAGCTGGTTGATCTGCTGCCGGTATTCGTAAGCAACATCGGCCTTTACCGCACGTTTCCACCGTGCTTGCGTCTTGCGATAGGCTTCGTTCGCCCGATAGTGGGCAGCGATAAGAGATTCGTTAAGCCGCGCCTTTTCATTCAAGTCGAACGCCTTGGTCCAATCCTGCGCCTTGACGGCCTTAATGACCTGCTGACGCAACCGACGCGAAGCCACCAACAACTTATTGACCTTGATGGCATCGCCTACCTTCTGCCCGCCTGTGGTCTGGTCTGCCCATACGCGCAAGGCTTTACGGGTCAACGCTGCCCGTCCTTGTGCTTCTTTGCGCGCCAACCATTTGCTTTCAAGCTCCATCTGCTTACGGGCTTTTGCGGTCCTTATCGCTTCTTCCGTGGTCAGTTCCGCGTCGTGCTCGATGTCTAATTGAGCGACGCGCTGTTCTATCCACTGCGTTTTCGTCTTAGACTTGGATAACTCCTTGACGAATTCCCGCGCTGACTCGTAACCGGCTTCGATAGCTGCGTGCTCGATGTCGAGGCCGTCTTTTTTAAACAGCCCCTTTACATTCGGAAGCTTCACATCGCCGAACAGCCGCTTAACGCTGGACCTATCAATGCCGCCGCGTTCCACAAGCATGGTCATGGCCTTATAGACCGGCACTTCTTCAACTTCCGCCTTCGCCTGTTTGCGCCATTCCTTCAGTCGCTCGTCGAGTTTTGCGGTGCGCTGTTTGTCCTTCTTCTCCGCCGCTTCGGTTTCTGCACCATCGACGGCCTTTCTGTATTCCGCGATTTCTTCCGGTGTTGCACCGGCCTCTTTGAAAAACGCTTCATCAAGTGCCGCGATCTGCGCCGCCATTTCACGGGCCTGCCTTATTTCCTCGTCGGTGGCCACGAGCCTATCGAATACGCGCCTAATATCGTCGTTGATCTCCACCTGCAAGGCATCGGCGGTCTTGTAGATGTTTACCAGCCAGCGTTTGAACTGCCGGAAAGCGCCTATAAGACCTGTGGCCGGGGCTTCCCCTTCGCGTAAGTAAGCCTCAAAACCACGGGCGAATTGCTCGTGCTGTTCCGTGGTCAGCTCACCGTCAACGCCGAGCCATTCCTTAATGGCTTTCCACTCTTCGACCTGCACGCCGTAGGTTTCGGCTACGTGCTGCAAGTCGCTTAAAAAGAAATGACCAAGTTCATGCAGAAAGGTGGACAGGTTTGCGCTCTCGAAAAGCGTGATAAGCGTTTTCCCGTCGCCGGTAAGTATTGCACCACGGGGGGCGGTGTCGGTGCGGAAGAACGTACCTTGTCCTCCACCCTGATAAAGATGGTCTTCTCCAACCTTCTCGGCGACGGAGTTATCAAAAAGCATAGCCCCGTTGCTGGTCTTTATCCCAACTATCTCGTTCGGCTCTATGACGTTTTCATAAATCCATTCATCAAATTGGCCGCGATTCCAGTCCCACATATCGGCACTGTCAACAATATCGGCAGGATCCAGTGCCGCGACAAAATCATCAACGCTTAACTCTTCGACGGAAGCCGGGAGCCTGCCTTTCTCTTCATCCGCAAGATAAGCATCGCGTGCGAGTTCTTGGAACTCCGCAACCGGCATCAGCCTACTTATGGGTACGCGCCACGCAGTATCGCCAAAATGCGAGATAGCGTCCTGGTCATCGGCCCACTGCGACCATTCATCTTCGTTCAGGGTTTCGCCCTTGAATCGGTAGACATATTCTTTTTTGCTTTGCTGAAACTGCACCTGCCCCAACTGGTGAAGCTCGGCAAACTCGTCAAAATTCTGCCGCTGAATGGTGATGCCGAATCGTTTTAGATGTTCCGCCGCTTCAATTCCGGTCAGCTTCGCCAAGACGTTGGCGCGGGCGATGATCGGCATAATGCTGTACGAGGCGTTGTCACCCTTCACCCCTGCGTCTTCTAGCTGGGCCTTAAGGTCGGCTTCAATTTGATCTACCATGTCAGGAGAAATTAGACGCCGTTGCTCTTCATCGTACAGCTCTTTAATCCGGACGTTCGCGGCACTTTCGGCTTGCACATCGGCCTCGGCTGCGTTAACCGTGGTTTCCTCTGCGCTGATACTCAGATCGTTCTGGAATAACGTCATGGCTTGGTCGGTACCGACGCCCGCAGCAACCTTCCCGAAGTCCATTTCTACTGCGCCACCGGTTTGTAACGCCGTGATAAGCTCGGTTCGGCTTACACCATACTGCTCCGCCCATGTCGTTACTTCCTGCTGAGTCATCCCCTGTTCGTCAATGAGCGTTTCGACAAGACGGTCCGCTTGCAAATACACTTTCTCGACGCCGTTCTTTTTCCCGACACGCTCCATGAACTCCGCGAACGCTTCAGGAGACCTCTCTTTAAGACGCGAAGCTTCAACAGAAGTGGCAACGTCAATCAGCTTGTTTTTTCGTACCTCAGCTTCCGTCTTGGCTTTGTGAGCGGCTTTTATGTCTCCGGCAAGGGTAACCCCGCCGCCTACCAGCCCGGTCACGGCCATCCCCTTTCCTACCTTTTCGGCAATCCCCTGCAACTGCTCCATGGTCGCAGGGTCTTTAATGGTCTGCGTGATGCTCTGGTCCTGTAACACGCCGCCGACAATGATGTTCGTCAACTCCTGCGCCATTTCGGTCGTAACTTCGCCGGTCCACGCCATTGCGTAGTTTTTGGCGAAATCGAAAAACGCTTTGCGAATTGTCGGGTTGGAAAGCACCAAGCCCTTAACGCCGTTCGACATAACTTTTCGCAACCCAGGAATGACTTTCGCCAGAGCCGAAAAGCCGACCGTTTCTAGGGTGGCGTTGGCGACACCGACAAGCTCGGCGGCTACGGCGGCTGTTTTGTCGTCTATCTGGTTGCCTTCGCCGTCCTGCAAGGTGCGAAACTCGCGGAACGCCTGCCCCGCTTCAACGTCATGCGCGTGTTCGAAGTATCCCACCCGCAACCCCACACCGGCACCGGTGACAGCGCCAGACGTGGCCGTAACAGGGGACGCTAGGCCGCCAGTAGGGATAGACGCCGCCGCCCCGACTGCGCCGCCAGCAAGCGCACCTTCCAAGCCGCGTTCCATAACTTTAGGCGACTTCATCGACTCGAACATTTGGCCGACAAGCTCAGACGCTGCCGGGATGAATGATGACAGGCCCGTATCTGTGGTCTCATAATTGCTGGCCGCGTCGAGCTTGGCGAGGTATTCAAGCTGATCGGGAGGTAAGTCTTTGCCCTGCAATATGAGCCGCCGCCGTTGTTCCCACAGCACCCCGCCCCGGTCCATTGCTTGTCCGGAAATGAATTCGCGGTATGTGTCGGTGCCCTTGACGAAACCAGGAACGAGAGACGAAGAAAGCCCCTCAATGTTCTTCACGGCCTCCGCGTTTACAGCTTCCTGCTGCTGCTTTTTCAAAGCGGATGTCTTTTCCTCAATGGTGGCGAGGTTCTCAAGATCGTCCTGTGCCAGCGACATGAACCATGCATCTCTCGTCTGCCCTACAAGCACGGGGGCGCGGTCCCGCAACTTGTCGAAATCAGGCATATTTGCCGCCCTGCGAGCAACGTCAAGGTTGTCCTTGACAGCTTTTTGAGACACCCCTAGCTTAGATGATAAATTGTAAAGCTCTGCCGCCTCATCGGGGCTACGGTCGGCCTGCTTATACGCCTGTTGCGGGGTTGGCGGCTTTTCGACCGTTTCCCATTTTTCGTGCTTCTTCTCGGACCATGTGCCGTCTGCGCGCAAAATTTCCATTTTTTTATTGCCTGCCGCCGTGATGGTGGTATATTTTAAAAACAGTTATTAACAAACAGCTATAAAGGAGGTTTTATGAGATGGGCCTGTCTGATTATAAACGCCGTGCTATTTGTTTTCCCAATTAGCCTTATCATCCACGGGAAAGATATAGATTTGGCCTTCGCGGTAGCTGCTCTCATCATTGGCAACACCATGGCACTGACGGAGTTTGACCCTGTGGTGCCACTTAAGTGCGTGCGGCTTTACTTCCATCGTAAAAAACTTGAAGAGGAAGCTAGAATTGCCGAACTCAAAAAATCATCCTAACGGGCTTTCTCGCGCATCTTCTGCCCATCAACGGTCATATAGTAATGGTACCCACCGCGCTGCCCAAGATAAAAGGCGCTCTGGTCTTCGTCCCAAATAGCGCCCGGCCATTCCCCGGCTTTACGGATTTTACTTACTTCGCGTTGGATGTATGTTTGGCGCTGTTCACGATTATACCTAGCCTTGTCTGCTTCTGGCGTTGTCTTGATAACCGCCTGCTCGCCTGCCGTGTAGTCTTCTAAGTCAAGCGTCCCAAAATCCCACGTTGCTTTTTCTACGTCTGGCTGTGCGAGCTCAGTGCCCATTTTCACGATTTCGTTATATGACGGGTTGCGCTTGTGGACGCTACGGAATTCTAAAACGTCCTGATACAAGACCTTCATAAACCGCGCCTTGTCCTGGTCGTCTTTGAATATATCGCGCAAGTCACCTTTAAGAGTTTCAACGGCTTTGCCAAGGCTAGGCACCTCGCGCACTTTGCCAACTTCGGTCATGAGACTCTTGGCGTCTGATGGGTCAAGTTGTCCCTGGTTCGCGGCTCGCATCAAGTCAAGCTCCTGCCAGTCGCCAGACAAGACCTTCTCATAAGCCAAAAACCATTGGTTTAGACGGTTTGTTTTCTCCCCGTCCTCGCCTCCTGTGGCACGCCTTAGCCAGCTTTTCACCTGTAGCTTCTGTGTAGGATCAAGTCCTCCGTCTTTATCGATCGACGCAATGGAAACGTTCTCACCGTCATTGAAAATACGGTTGTAATATCGCTCTAGGCGGTCAAATTGCTTTTCATTGTCGATCTTGTCCTGTACCGCATGTTTGTGCGTCAGGTTGGAGATAACGGCGTTCCTGACATCATCGTCGTCAATGTCTTGTGCGAGCTCAAGCTGTGAAGCAGGCGTTCCCGCTATGGATTCAATCCGGTCTGTTTCCTTGTCGGCCTCGAACGGCACCCGCTCCTTTTCGGCCAACTCCGTAAGCGTTACAAGGTCGGACGGTTCGAGAACCTTCTTTATTTTGTCGTCGGCAAGAAGTTCTTTTGTGCGGATTGGATCATCGTGCAACAACGTGCTTAATGCCGTCTTGGTAATCGTCGCCGCCGCCACCCGCTTGCCGTTTTTTACCGCTTGTGCATTGCCTGTGGGGCCGACAATAAACTCTATCTGCTCGTTCATGTTGGCAATGGCAATGTTTATTTCCTCAACACCGCCGCCTGCCTGCAAGTCGGAAGCAAGTTGTTTTTCTGCAACATCCTGCGTGTCTTGCAGGGTCTGTCTGCGCCATTCCTGAATTTGCGTAGATTCCCAAGCCGCGAAGTTGCGCCGGTATGAGTTCTCTACATATCCAAGTTGCTCAATGGCCTTGTCGCGGTATCTCTTATTGACACCGTGCTTTGATAACAGCTCGTCTTTCCACTTGCGCGAGTTGTCGTTATAGTTCTGATAGACCCCTTTAAATCCGGTCTGCTCGTTCGCAAGTGCGGCCTGTCCTTGACGTTCCTGTTTAGTCTTTTCCCACTCTTCAAGGGATCTCTGCTGGAACTCGTTTTTTGCCGCGAGGATGGCCGTGCGCTGTTCGCGTTCTTCCTTCTGCTGCGCGAACTGCATCAGGGCGTTGCCGAAGTTTTCACCAGCGTCGGCTACCGCTTGGTCTGCCGTGTTTCGTTTATACCCACCGACCGATGTCGGTAGGCTTATGCTGCTTTCGTAGGTTGGTATCCTAGGCACTGGTCGCCCCCTGTTGATAAGCGCCATAAGACAGCACAGAAGAACCCACCTTGCCAACTGTGGATGCGACCGCGCCTGTCGCCCGACTGCTGTAATTCTTCGCCGCCACTGTGGCCTTGTTCGATTGCGCTTCACCGCCAACCATAATAGCGGTCATGTCTTCTGCAGATTCCTGCAAAGTTGATGCGAACACATCTTGTACGCTGCCGGACATAAGAGAGACGCCAGCTTTTGCGTACCCTACACGCTGCTTGCCCATCAGCTTTTGCGTGCGCTCAAATTGCCGTCTTGCCTCAACCGCCGCTTTCTTGCGCTGGTACTCGGCTTCGTTCTCGGCTACTTTTTCGTTGAATTTGGCCGTTTGATAAGAGGTGTAGCCGCCGTAAGCCAATGCCGCCACGGATACAGCCAATGCCGCCGCCGCAAGTCCCATTACCAAACCTTCCCCAGCATGTAGGCATCAACCTTGTCGACCTCATGCTGTTTCATAATGCCTTCAACCTCAAACCCAAGTTTTTGCAACCACTTGAAACCGTGCGGGTGATCGGCTCTCACATGGGCCTCAAGCCTGTGCAGCCCTATAGCCTCTTGCGCGGATTCAAGCCCTCGCACGCATGCCTTCCAAAACTCTTTCGGCATGCGCTCAACCGCCGTTCCCGTCCATGCGCTGCACTGTGCGACACCAGGCCATTTCTGCAAAAACACCCATATGGCAACAACTTCGTCCTCATACATGAAGCTGTTGATAATGGCGCATTTCTCAAGCTTGCCAAACAGGGTGTGCATGCTCCCGAAACCACCATGCAGTCTGACAACCATGGCATCATGCTCGCGCAACTTTGGCAATAGCTGTTCCAGGTGTTCCATTTCGAACGGCACCACTTTAATCATCGTTGCCAAACCTCATAGTTGACCACCAAGGCGTTTATCGTGACGGGCAACGGCATATCACGCCGCAAATAAACGCGCTTGTCACTGCTATAAGACCCCTCAATAAAGATGGACTTTTCCCCGCTGAACGGCTCAGGGGCTTCGCCAAACGTTATGTTTTCGTTGAAAATGATTTCGTCAAGGGTGTCGGAGCCCGGCCCTGCTTTCAGCCCGTAAGAGTCGGACAATCTCACGGCTACATATGGAAGAGATTTTACGCGTCCAATGCTTGCGCCATCGTTCAACGGTTCTTCAATGGGCAGAGTTTCCAAGTCAGACACATAATGCAGCCCAACAGCCACCTTGCTGGCGGCATAGTCAAGCTCTATCTGCCCGCTAGATACCGTTTTGTTTGATACGATGATGCCATCGGCCAACACGTCAACGTCTTCGCCTTCCAAATGGTCAAGACCTGTAATGGTTGTCGTGGCAACGCCATCATATAGCACGCCACAATCGACAAGGTAAGCATCTGCAAGGTCGTCAGAGTTGAACTCATCGGCCATGTATTCGACATACTTTACAGTGCTGCCGTCAATGGTGCGCTCAACGATGAAATACGGGATATCCCTATCTCCTCCGTTGACACAGGTAACGCTCTTCACGCTCCCTCCGGTCGTGTGCCGGTGCCACCCGACAACCTTGTCGTCCCGCTTGTAGGTCAATGCCATCAGGGTTCCGTCAGAACGCACGCACCACACGATGGAGCTTGACCGCTGGATATCAATATCAACAATGGTATTGCTGCGAAGCAAGTGCTCTGCAAGAAGCGTCAGGTCCGGAGAACGGTAAGAGTCGTCGTCGTACAAATAGGCGAATTCATGCAGGGCTTTACCGTCTCGCGCCACGAACAACACGGCATTGCCAACCTGTAAAGCCTGGATGTTCGCCCCGCCAACCGTGGTGTGCCGCCTCGCAAGGATCGCAGACGGCGTAATAGGCTCGTCCTGCCCCCCGCCGTTCATGAGCCATTCGCCGCCCGTGGTGCCGACGGCAAGCCCACCGCGAGCCGTGGTGAGCCACTTGATTTGGTTGACCTCGTTGGAGAGCGTTTTAAACGAGCACGCGTCCGAGTCCGTCACTTCGGACTGCACCCTGAAGCTTGACAGGGCATCGGTTTCTGACAAATCGATATCGCTGCCGTTAGCTACCACAAGACGCGCTTCGTGTAACGCGCCAACTGCGGGATATCCGGTCGTGTCGCTGTATTTACCGAGTTTCCATTGTGTGGTTGCCGAGGTCGGGAAGCTACCAACCACAACCGTCACAGTGCAGTGCGTTGAGTCGACAACAGCGGTTATCTCGCCCCACTTCCATGCAGCCGAATTGTAAATGCGTACCAGCCGCCCGACGTCGGTCGGCAAAAACCCCTGCCCGTCATTGATGCCGTCTGTGGAACTAGCCGTTACCGTGACGCTGCCAGTCCCAGCGGATGCGACTAAGGTTGTCGTGGTGCTGTTTAATGGTAAATACGGACCGTCAAGAAAGACCTCGTTGACAAACAACCATTCGGCCTCTCCGTACCGCTCCAACCTTTTGGTTGGATAGTCGGGGTGAAAGAACCACATAACGTCTGCGCTTTGCGTAATATGCAGATCGAACAGTTCGTCTTCCTGGTACGGGGTTGGGATTTCAAACACATCGCCGCTAAGCGGATACCACCAATCGGTTTCCGTTGAAGGGTTGTAGTTCAGGTTCGCGTCAGACAGCGAGTAATAATTAACGCCGCTATAAGATACCAAGGCTCCATGAGCATACGTGGTACCGCTATCCCATGCGTCCAAAGTCCCAACGGTCAACAGTGATCCGTCACGGCCAAGCCTGATATATTCCGGTCCAATTTCCAGAACATAGGAAATATCAGCAGAATACTCGAACGGCAAAAGCCGCTGTACTTTCGTAGCATCCTTTACGGGCCACCCGTAAAACGTTCCCGGTCTTGTCGTTGCCCCGCCGTGCGGATGAAGGATGAAGTTTTCAAGACGGGCGAGAGAGTTCTTGTATTGCGGAAGGTCCACGCGCCCGAATAGTCGTTCGGAGATTTCCCCGCCTGTGAAGGATGTTTGCCAACGCCAGATCATGTTCTCTCGCTAACGTAGGAGGTTGATTGGTACGGTTCTGTTCGGTCGGTTTGCGCGTTCAGGGTCTTCATCCGCGCCATGCGGGCATCGTACACGCCTCTAAGAGCGTCAGCCATTTTGTAGCTTTTGGCGACGATCATAGCGAGGTCAACAGACATCCTTGCGGCGAAGGCCTGCACAAACGATGGTGAAAACTTCGATGGGTCCTCGACACTGGCAATATAGAGGATTTTTACCTCTTCCTCGTCTGTCAAAAGCTTTTCGCCCTCAACCTCCCACGTTTTCCCAAATGTCGCCACCTGAACACTCTGCGCTGTCGATTGGTCGAGCATGGCATATTCGTCGTCCTGCATTTCGAGCACTCGCAGGCAATCGGACGGCAAAGCGTAGGCATACAGGTAGCCGTATCCCGGGGTTTCATCAAGCCGCGCCAAAATCGCCCTGCGCTTGCAGAACGTCCAAGCGTGCGCCTCCTGAACCTCGTCTCGCAACAGGCTATATATGGCCTTACACGCTCTTCCTTCTGCGCTGGCATCATCCATGGTTGCAATTCTGCCGCCGCCCATCATGCCTAATGCTAGATTGCAAATTTGTACGTCACTGGCCATGTATCACCGAAAAGGGGAGGCCGAAGCCTCCCCATTGTGGGTTAACGGATGCCGTCACCAAGGTCTGTCAGGGTTTCCGGCTGTTTGTCTGGCTTATTTTCCTTCTTCTTGGTTTTGGCGGGTTCGCAACATGCGGGGCACTTCTTGCCGAGGATGTCGAACTCTTCTCCCGGCCTGCGACGCGCCCCGCCGATAAAGCACATTACCTTAGCTCTTACGCGCATATGTCACCCCTTACAGAGCGTCAGGATAGGCGACGTTGTACGGCACGTCACTGGTCAGGAAAGCATTGACCTTGCCAGCTGTAACGGCTTCAACCGCAGTGGTCTGCAAAACGCCGAGATACCGCTCGTAAGTGCCTTGAGGAAGTTTCACGGCGCATACCTGATACCCTTCGACCAAAGTGGCCTGCGCAATGGCTGAGGTGCTGAAATGGTACGTTGCGCTGCCGTCTGTGGCAATAGCGGCCTGGGCGTCGGAACACAGATGGAACTGCACGGTAACGCCATCGCCAGCGGAATCGACATCGGTGTCAACCTCGATGACAAGATACAGGTCTTCCCCAACGCCGGGGTTGCCAGGGACAGCGGTCATGTCAATGACATCGCCGATCAGATACGAGCCAGCCGCCCCCGTATTGAGGGCGGTGGCATCGCAAAATTCGTTGCGTTCGTCGAGAATCATATTTGCTCCTTTATCTTAAATGCCGGATTCGGTGTTCAGAATGGCGTCACAGCGTCGTACCGGGATGCCGTCGAACATGGTGACATGCTTGCCTGCTACCTGCTCCATGGTCAGCGTAGACGATGCCACTTTGTTCATGATCTGACGCCGCAGGAAACTTTTGACGGTGCGATTACAGTAGAAGGCAGGACGGCCCATGGACAGCGAGGGGATAATTTCCACAGCCTGGGTCATCAGGTCGATGAGGTCGGGGCCGGAAGAGGCGTTTTTAACCAGGTCTTCCTGGTCAATGCTGATACGGCACACATACCGCCAGTCCCGCACAGTCAAGCCGCAGTCCCAACGGTAATGGCTGCGGTAGGCTTCCATGCGCCCCCCGCTGCCGTCAACGTCCTCGATGGTAACCTGCCCCTTGTCCTCATGTTGCAGACCTGCCTTGGAGCCTTTGGGATAAATGCCGTGTACGGTGTTCGGGCCCCAAACGACAAGCCAGATAGAAGTGTTATCGGAGCCGTCAGGGGTGGCGGCAGAGGTCAGGATGTTGTCGCCGTTTTGTGCGCTCTGATCGTTGAACCGCGGGGAGAAGCCCGTAAAGGCTTCGGGTTCGGTGGACTCATTGCCGTAAAAGAGGGTGGAAGAAAACTCGTTATTCATCCCCTCGATGTGGGCGCGGTCCTCAGACAGCCGGAATGATGCGGTGTTCCCGTTCAGATCGGCAAGAGCCTTGTCAACTTCGGCATAAGCTTCGAGCATACCGCAGGTGTCGGTAATCTGCGCGGTGGTCGATTTTGTCGGCTGCACGCCACCGTACAGCTTACGCCAGGTCGGAGTCGGAAGACCGGTGCGGATGGTGGTCCGATGGCCGGTTGGGAGGTTGCCTTCAAGCCAGACCATATCCTGCAAAATTTCGTTGGTCTGGTTCAACATTTCGGCAATAGTGTCAATTTTGCCGTTGGGGTCCAGCCGCTTGGTTATGTCAAGCAGCGTCGGGTGAGTAGTTGCAAGTGTGCTCATGTTTTACCTTTCTCTCTGCCATCACGACAGTGAATATATGTGCGGCCCTGTCTCTCGACGGTCCATGTTCGTTATCAGTTCATGTCCGGATACAAAATGTGTTCTGGGGTCTTCTCGCCCCCGCCGACGCCTCCCTGCGGACTGTCCTCAGAGAGCTTCTCGCCGATTTTTGACAATAGCTTGACCAAAACGGGAGAATTCCCCATGCCAGACTCATCAAGCCACTTACCAACTTCCTCATCCGCAAAAGTTTTCAACGTCTGGTTGGCAAGCCGCAGGGCCTCATCGTACTTCTCTTTGCCCATCTCCGACGCCATCTGCTTGAGCCCTTCTTGCATCTGTGCATCGGCTTGTTCCCGCAATTTCTCCGTCAGGTTGCCCATCCGCTCCACGTCGAACTTAACGAGCGCATTCACCTGTTCTTGGGTCAATCCGGCCTCTTTCGCAACGGGCGCGAAGGCTTCAAAAGTGGTGCTATCAATTTCCACACCTTCGGGGGCCGTGTATTCCTCCGGGGCTTGCGGGCCTTTCAAGGCGTCCTGCAATGCCTCAAACGAGTCGTAGCCCTTCATCGACTCGCGGTATTCTTCCGGCAATGCGTCTGCCCAATGACTTTGGTTTTCGCCTCCCTGCTCTTGGCTAACCTCTGTCGCTTCCGTTCCCTGGTCGGTTCCGGTGTCAAGTGCTGATTCTTCGCTCATTAGTCCTCCATGGATATCTGTGTCAATTCAAGGCCGCGTTGCTCCAACTCAAGCAAGCCTTGATAGCTTCGTTTGTCCAGTGCGTTGAGGATCTTCAACCCGATAGCGCGCATCCCCTCATTGTAAAACGTCTGGCTGTTGCCGGTCATGCTCGGCTCAAATACGCCGCACTCACGAAGCAGGTCTTCAAGTACTCTTTGCCCGTGCGGTGTGGCAAGAAATGTGCGTCGGTAATCCTCACGCATCCTGCGGATGGCGTCCTTATCCATCAGTAAAGTGCCACAATATCAGTCGCGGTTGTGCCTGTTGACCACACTCGCGTTACTTCCATGCTGATATACCCATCGGTTGCAGGCCAAACAAAGGTGTCGCCCAAGATCGTGGTAATCTTTACCGTCCCGTAACCTCCTACCCATAGCGATCTTGCAGGCCTAGGAAGGTCGGTGTCGTCGGCAGGTGTTACGAGGAAGCCGCCTGCCCCTGCGGATATCGAGCCATTCGGTTGCATGTCTTCTCCTTATACTGCTGGCAATTTGTCCAACAGACCGTTTAATGCCGTGTCTTCTCCGGTAGGGGTTTGCCCTAAATCCTTCGCCGCTTTTGCCGCCTGTGACGCCTGCTCCATCATCATTTGTTGAGCCTGCGCTTGCTTGCGTTGCTGCCGCATCTCTGCCGCTTCGTCGTCGCTCCGTAGCATCTTCGGGTCAGCCCCAGCAAGGTCGGCGTATTCTTCCAGCATGGCATCAAAATTAACGCGGTCGAGAACTTCCGGATTGAAATTCGCAAGGTTCCCGGCAAACATGGCCGTCCTCTCTATCGCTTGCGTTCCGACTGCTTTCTGCGCCTGGGCGAGCAAAGACGTGTATTCAACCTTGATTTCCTGCCCCTGTATCTCCCTCGGAGGCTCCGGCAGGCGGCCGTTACGCATTAAAATATCGAACACGCGGTCTACCAGAGGTGAAAGGAACTCGCTGTTCTGCCGCTCTAGGACAGGCCCGAGAATGGCGAGCTTTTCTTCATGCCTTCGCGCCACCTCCGTGGCTGTCATGTTTTTGTCTTCGAGGATCATCAGGAACAGATCGTTGAAAAATCCCTGCCTTATCCTGTTTTCTACCTCGCGTATTTCGGAAGCGACCGCGCCAATGTCCGGCGTAATCTGCACGGTCGACCGTATAATTTCGTTTTCCTTGGCGTTGACATAGTTCTGCGCATTTGGGAGCAGCGACAGCCTGCCTTTAAAGCTCGATGGTATGTTCATCGGTGGGTTGACAACCTTGTCAATCGACGCGAGCTTGTCACGCTCCAACTTCTGCAGCATCTTTATATCGCCCAACATCTCCATGCCGGGGCAATTAGAGCCGTAAGCGTCTTCTCCCACCACCTCCCAACGCGGGAACATGACAGGCTTGGTATTGAACCCGCTCTCTTTTAGAAACGAGTCCTCCGGAGCCCCGTCCTCCCAATAGACCGAGGCCCACGGCATGTTTTCTGCTCCGGCCTTGTTTGGGTCGTAGTCTTTCCGTGGAAATATAGCATTAATCACCCGCACCTGAGCGTCGGGGTTTTTCTCGGCCATACTGCGCGTCTGCGGCGTACAGTTCTCGGCCCCAAACTGTTCAGCAACCGTTCGAGCGGTCATCCAGTACCACCTGAAGCCCGTGTCAACACTCCCTGCATGGTCTGTGGCCAGCGTGTAGCTGCCGACCGTCCAAGGTACACAGCGGATCATCTTCTTAGGATCTTCGTAGACGGCAAAAGGTCCGGTGCCGAACACTACCTGCTCTAAAAACGGCGTATGCACGGCACTGTAGAAGTTTGACCGCGTAAACACCCCGTACATCACCTGCTGAACATCGTGCAGCCACCGCCTAGCGGGCTCCCAATCGTTCATATCCTCGTCCCACAGGCTCAGCTTCAGCCACGGGAGTGAGTGCGGTACCAATCCACCTTTGAGACCTGAAACGGCAATCGATACGGCGCGTGAGGCGGTACCGTTAATGATTTTGCTGTGCTTGTACTTGTCGCCCTTGCCTGCCTGCGTGTGCTTATCGACAAACCGCCCATGGCGCGGCAGGATGAAGTCTGCAAGGTCTTTCCAGTGCGAATGCCAATCGGCGTCATCGCTGTCGCGTTTGAGCTTGTACCGCCGCTTAAGCCGGCGTAGTTTCTCGCTTGTAATCATCCGGCCTCCAACGCCTTCGAATTGCGCTTGCGTCGCGTGTATTCCATTTCCGTGGCCATTCTGCTGCGTGCGTTGCCTGTCGCCTGTTTGTAAACCCCATCGGCCGTCTCGCGGTCTCCGGTTGCAGGCACATGGGTTTTCAGACCGTCAAGCGCCGCCTTTTTTTGCTGCCCCTTGCTCTCTTTATATGGCTTCAGTGTGCCATCCGAGAGGTCAACAAACAGCTTCTTGGACCCCCACAGAGGAAAAGGTGTTTTGTTGGACGGCGTCTCTTCCGAGGTCTGTGCAGGGGTCTCCTTGCGGTTCTTGCCGTAAAGCTGCGTGCTGCCCATACCGAGAGCGGCGGTCTTCGCTTCATACGCCTGAGACAACGCCAGTGCTTTGCGCTTCGCTTTCTTCTCTTCCAATTCAGGATCGGATTGTTCCGGTGTGTCTGGCGATCCGCCCATGGTTCCTCCTATAGGTTTTCGAACGGGTCGTATGCTTCCTGCCCCCTGTTTAACTCATCGTAAAAACCGCCCCTTACGTCAGGGTCCGGGAATTCCGCGCCTAGATCCGGGTCAACTATGCGTGCGATGTTGTCGAGCATGTCATCATGGATGCAGACCGGGAAACATATGTATTCCTCGTCGACGAAGAGCTTTACATAGTCAGCCATCTTCCCATCGTGCAACATAAACGGCAGATGGTGCGGCATCCAAAACCGCCCGGTCTCAAATATGGGAATCAGTTTGCGGATGCGGTCAAACTTCGACATCGGCCCACCAAGCGGCGTGATGTCAAAATGGTATGTCTCTTGATGCTGCTTATCCTCAATATGCTCAATGTCAGAGTCCTTACCGTATTTCTCATATCCGACAGCCAGCGGACGATACTTTTTATGGAACTCAAACAACTTCTTAGTGCGCTCCGTCAAATTAAGACGATCTCGAATGCCGTCAATGAGGTAATAGTTCCGATCAGGGCCAAGCCCTATGACCACCATTGATGTATAGTCGGAGCCTTTCTTTTTCTCCCCGGCGGGATCGACCAGAATGTAGCGGTTGAATAAGTCGCTCTCAATGGACGGATAGAACCGCAACCAATCCAGTTGAAACCCTTGCGCTTCGTCGGCTGTTGGATTTTGCAGCATTTGACACCCGAAAACATACGGCCCCATGTCGCGCCGCTTCCCAGCAAGAGACTCGGCAGACAAAAAAACCGGCTTGCCATCTGGCTTGCCGGTGTCTGTTGCAGGATAGATGCGGGGCTTTACAGCCTCCCTGTCCATCATGGTTCTGTATGTGTCGTTGAAGTGGTACCTCGTACCTATGTGCCTCCGCTTGCCTCCGTGCGCCCCAAGGTTTAGCGACACAGCCCATCGCTCTGTGACCTTGGCAATCATTTCTGGAGTGGTTACGGACTCAAGAGTTACAACGTCATCATAGATGAGCAAATTAAAGTGCTTCGATGTCGGCTGCCCGTCTACAAGACCCCAAGCTTCGACAGTGGCCTCTTTCGGGTTGCCTTTCCGCTTTACAATGATGCCGCTGTCTAGGGACCATTTAGGGGCTTCGCGGCGCGGGTTTTCCCATAATACGTCTTTGTAAATCTCTTTCAGGAGGTCGTTGCTCTCGAACTCCTGCATAATCTGCGCTAAGAATGCCTTAGCAATGGGCCTCGTACAGGAAAAGATACCCGCCGTTACTTCCTGGTCCCAATGAAACGAATCCTCGCTGTGCGAATCCAGAATATCCTGTATGGTTCGGCCGAAAGTTATCAGCGTTGACTTGTAGTGCTCTCGCGCCCACAGATCTAAATAGCCGTCCGGTCTCTGCTGCACCTCAATGCAACGCTCAAACAGCCAGTCTCTGTCAATGTCCCTTCTGTGCAGCAACTTGGTGAGCAGGAAGAAAAGGTCTCGCCTGCCAAGCTCGTTCATTGTTCGGATAACGCAATTATCTTTTTCTGCGTCGTTTAGGATGTCCGCGTAAAACTCATTCGCTTGTTTTCTGCTCGTAAATTTCACGCATCTTTTCCGATACTGCCGGAGACATAGAGTGTTCTACTTCGATAGGCTTGCCATCTTTGCCGGAATGTTCGTGTTCCTGCTTATCCCTCAAACCAAGGTCGCGGGCGATGATGTTGGCGTTGAGCAGATCGGCCGCCGCGCCTTGAAACTTCTGGTTGTAAATAACCCTCTCGGCTCGCGTTGTGACTTCCGAAAAATCTTCTCTGTTGCGGTAATCATCCCAGGTGCTTGTCCCGATATCTAGGAACAGGCATAACCCGTCAATCGTCATTGCTCGCATTTTATAAACCGTGTCGCGGGTCACGTTGCCTTGGAAGCAAAACAGCTTGTCTTCCATAAGCGGGTTTTCTTCTACCCATTGGAAATACTCGGCACAAGCGTCCCATAGTTCGTCCGGCGAAGAGAAAATAGGCTTTCTCCCATGGGAGCTACGCGCCTTCCAAAACTGATTTCCTTTAGGTGCTGCCATAACTCAATTCTTTCTTGTCTTCCGCGCCATCTTGTTCCCGCACTCGCCGCCGCGACACATGCACCGCCGCCCCTTATCCACAAATCGTCCCGCTGTGCAGTAGGCGCGGCAGTATGCGGGGTCAATTTCGGAGGGGTTCAAATTATTTTCAACTTTTTGCATTATTTGTCTTGACACCTGTCATGACGATGGTATTATATAGACAACAGGATGAAACAACAACTCACGGAGGACGACATGGAACTCTTTCACACAAGCCCAGAGGAAATAAAGACAATAGCCGCAGATGGACGGTTCGGTGAATTCCTTTTTTTCTCGGCCCATGTTTATGTGATGACTGTCGGTGAATATGTCACTTACAAAATTGAAGTCGATGAAGACGACATTATCGAAGCTGGTCGCTTGTTCTATCATGAAGACGCAGAACTCCTTGACCCTTTTGTCGAAGAAGTCATGAATATGCTTGGGTGTGACGAAGATATGGCCGAAGATTTTATCTCACAAGATTTTTCCACAAACTACAATGCAGACATTGACGCCGAGGATAGTTGGACCATCCAAGCTATTACTGCTAAAGCCGCTAAAACCCTTGGTTATCGCGGGGTGTATTTCCAAGATGAACAAGGCCGGTGCTATATGATAGACATGCTAGGACATGAAGACGAACTTGTTAAAGTTTGAATTCTGCAGTCTGACCGGGTGGGATGCGAAAAATGGATAAACCCCTAACCCCGCACCCTCTCCAGCGGGAGAAAATGCTAATGACCGACAACCGCCGCACATACCGTATGCAGCCGCTAACGCTATCACAGATCAAGGAGTTGCGCCGCAAACTCGGTATAGACTCCGATGCCAGGGTGATAGCGTTAGCGATTGACAGGCTTGCACAACGAGAACTCAACCAAGGAGGCAACAAATGACCACCTACATCATCCCGCAGAAAATGAGTGGCACCGGCAGTATCCACGGAATAAAACCCAGCCCCGTTAACGCGGGGCTTTTTCATAGTTGCTCATCTCCACGCCGCCGCCCTTTTTGCGTTGCGCGCACTGTTGGCACGCCTCAAAATCCAGCGGCTTGTCGCTCCATCGGCAGGTTTTGCAGTCCCGAGTTATCCCCATAGGACACACGCCATAATAACGCCGGAGGTTAACCCAAACCCGCAGGCGGCAGATAAGGCCGCGACATGGGCCAAGGTGACGGCTATTTCGTAAACTATTTTCATTCGCCCAGCCTCTCGATTTCAAAGTCGATATACCGGCGCGCCTTTTTCAGATCCTCGATAGCGGCACCTTTTTTCCCAGCCCTCAGCACATACTTGACCACGTTGCCCAAACAGAAATTAAGCTCTCGCGTCACCTGGATAACCTCGATAGGCTCCCCGCATTTGCACCTGACCCCGGTGTCCGTGTAATGCGGTGGATGGTTAACCATGTCGGCCAACTCGCCTTGCTTGTCGTGCGTCACTGGTGGTTGCCTTGATACACACCTCTCGTTACTGCACTGCAAAAATTCTCCGTTGTTCTCCAACACAAAACCACAATAACCGCAATAACCGCAACTGTAACCCGTCATCACTCCACCTCCCCGTAAATATCCCCGCCTCTGCACTCGCTCTGCGGCAACTCGCCACTCGCGATGAGGCACGCCTGCGGACATTTATGCCGGTCTTGGCATCCCCGGCAGCATGCGCCGTCTTTTCCCCTTATTTCGCAGCGGCAGCGTGTTTTCATTTAATCCTCAAAATGTGACAGGCCTTGTTCGTGCATCTTCTGCGCTCTCACTCCACCGTCGCGTTTTCCGTTCCGCACTCGCATACCCACTGGATAATTAGCGGGTAGCCGATAGGCACCTCGCCACCGCATTGTGCAGCTAGGTCGATGTAGTATTGCCGCCATTGTTCCGGTGTGGGCCATACGTCCATGCGCTGCTCCATAAAAAGTGCCGCTGCTACTTTGGAGAGTAGCAGCGGCTACAGGAGGAGAGGTGCCTAATTACGCTTAGGCTTGCGGCTCGGTTAAGGCCAGAGCTTGCCTATTTTCTGCCAAAGTGGAGCCGCTAGCGGGACTCGAACCCGCAACCTACTGTTTACAAGACAGCTGCTCTACCAGTTGAGCTACTGCGGCAGAATTTTAAAAGTGCCCCCACGGCCGCACACAGGAACAAGCATCAAGCGGTTTTGCACTGGTCGCCACACCAAATAGCCTTGGACGTGCCCTCGCTGTATCACCGTTGCACAGAAGATAGCCAGGTCGCTCACTCCGTTGCTTGTCGTCGCCGTTATATGCCCGGAGGCAGAATAGGCTAAGGGCGCTACGTGGATTACCGTAACGGCCTTGTAACTCCGCCTCCGCATGGAAGGTGAGCTAATTGACATCCTCCCGGCCGTGAACTGACCGGGTTTTACGGTGTGCTTTGATAAAAAAAGGGCTGCGAATCTCTCCACAGCCCTGCGCTTACCT